GGATTCGTTAATCACTGTGAGCGTGACGCAGAAAAAAACGGATATGAAATCTACGGCAGATATGACACAAAGGAAGAAGTAGATCATATTCTTAACCAGATACACGGATGTGGAGCAAGAGCTTTTAAGGCTCATCATAGCCATTGGGAGTTAAACCTTGATTTTTGGCTTTTATACATAAAGACGGCAGACCTTGATTTGTTGGCAAACCCACAGTACATACATGAGCCAAAAGAAGAGGAAGCTAAAACCCCGGAGGAAAAGAGGAAAAAGACCGCACAGAAGATAGCAAAACTGTATGAAGAGGACAGGATCAAACTTAAAGACATAGCCCAAATGTACGGAATGAATTATCAGGTTGTGCGGAACTATTACTCAATGTATAAGAAAGGGAAACTATGAAGAAGATCATTCAATTTCTGATGAAGATTTACCTTAAACGTCACGCGTACTTGATGAGTGACCCGGGATTTAGTAATAGGGTTCTTTCAATTCAAAAGTCGCGTACTATGAGCTTCGGCGATTCGGACTACATCTATGTGTGGACTAGTCACGAGATCACACCGAAAGTCTATGATGCTATTTATGGCGTACTTGAAGAAGAACGGATGAGATCGGTAAACAAGATCAAAGACTTTTTACATTATGACGATGCGTACTAAATCTTAAAATCCAAAAGTCGCGTACTAACTCAATAAGAAGGAGAGCAAAGATGATAAACAGACTACTTGAGTGGGAGGGATATTGATATGACACAAGATTGTTATGAAGCACTACAAACTATACGAAATGCTATAAGTGACGATGAAAGCATAAAAGCCTATGACGAGATCACTAAAACAATAGCAAAGTTAGAAGCAAGGATAACTGAATTGCAGAAGTTAAAGATTCCCCCAAGATGGCAGCCTGCAAGTCCACCGCAAAATAGTGAGTGGAAGGTACAAGGCAATACGGGCGTAGAACCAAGGAATGAGAGAGGATATTGGGGGATATTCTCATAAAAGTCGCGTACTAGCCTATAAAAAGTCGCGTACTAGAACGGTTTTTCAATTCAAAAGTCGCGTACTAATTAATTTTTGGACTTTTCTGAATCCCGGAAATGAAAATCAAAATTGAGTGAACGGATGTTCGGGAAAAATCGGTCAAAAAAACGCACGTTATTTGAGGTCAAAAGAACAAATGTTTGCAAACTAACGTTCGATAATAGCGCAAAAAAATAACCCCCTGCCGGATCAGTGGCAAGGGGTTTTCTGTTTTCATTTTTTCATGTCCTCCCGGATGAGTTGTTTAATATAGCCCTGCTTGTTTTTTTGGCTCTTGATATGTTCTATTATGTCCTTGTCGGTTTCATTGTTAAAACTAAATTTTATTTGAGTAACATTCTTTCGCTCATACTTCTTGACTGCTTCAATGTGTGAGCGTCTCTTTTCTTCTTCTGTCATCATATAGTTTTACCTCCTGAATAATTCTCTTTTAATTTGTTCTAGGTCAATATATGGAGCTTGCACGCGCTCCGGGGTTGCTCCGTTGGAACTATACAGCCCATCGCCTGAACCGTGCAAACGTTCCGCGCCTGACTGCTCTAATATAATTCGACTGTCAATAGCCGAAAGTGTTTGAAATGCCATTCTTGAAGGAATGTTGGCTTTTAATGTTCCGTTTATAACTTGTGAGTCGGGTCTTTGTGTTGCTATAACTATATGAACCCCGGCGGCGCGTCCTAGTTGTGCAATTCTTAAAAATTTAGGAATTAAAGCGGCGCGGCTCTTCTTATCGCTGATGAGATCGGAAAGTTCATCAACAATTAGAATATATCTCTTTGTGTCTGGAGCAATCGCCACAAGGTCATTATAGTTATTGATCCCGTGCTTTTCCATTATTTCATAGCGTTTTAACATTGATTCGACAAAATAAGAAGTTATAGACATAGCTCCGGGGATTTCGGTTTCAACGGTTGCCACGTCTTTATATATGCCGAACTCCACGCGCTTAATATCAATCATTGCCGTTATACAATGCGGATTGCATAAGGTTGATACTATGAGATCGTGCATAAATACGCTTTTGCCGCTTCCCGTTGTTCCTGCTATGAGCAAGTGCCGCGCTTTTTCAAATGTATCTGTTACAATTCCAGATTGACCGATTCCGACAAGATAGGGGATATCTGAACTGTTATAGTCAATATATCCGTTATAATCCATATAATTATATAATGTCGGTTTGATCGTTCTTAAATACACCCCATTGCAATCGCTTAACACTTCCAGAGGTTGACCCGTTGCCGCTATAATATCATCAAGTCGGGTTTTTAATCGTGTTATTGTTGCCGATGATCCGACCGGGGCAAGCCTAAAAGACTCACACCCGGCGGCGGTGTTGTGTTCAGTAATTGCGAACGGTATTTTGTAGACTTGTAAAGCCTCCTGAACCGTCATGATATAACCTCCTTAATCTTTCCAATTCTCAATGATTTCTTTTTCGTCCATGCCGATATTATCAGCAATAACAACTCTTAATAACTCAATGCCTGCCTGCAATAGTTCACCCTCGTTAGTGAAGTTATCGAAAACATAAATCACAAGGGAGTTTAGCATTCTTTTAGCTTCACCGCTCAATGTGTAGTTTTCAATGGTGTAATTATAAAAATTCTCCATAGCAATACCTCCTTTTATAAATAATTGTTAATGATTGCGTTTAATTCCTTTGTGTAGTCTCGTTTTTGATGATTCTTGAATACTTCTCTTGCTTTCTCTTCAATATAATCTGGATCTTTTTTGATTCTGTCTAAACGTCCGTTGACCTGATCTAATTCAACAAGAAGAGAAAATAAATCCTTTTCTTTTGTCATCGTCTACACCTCCATTAATTAGTTATTTTTTGTCGGCTGTTAACGGTTGCCGTCCCGGCTCTAATAATCATTGTTTCGCGGTGTGTTATTAGAGAATCACCGCATTTTTATGCGCTGTTATGTGTCCGCTCACGCTTTCGGGGCTTTCGCCTTTGTTCCTTATATGAAGTGATTAGTTGATGCGCCTTGTTTCGTTTCGTTCCTGATTTGTTGCCTCTATTATATACGATAATTGAAATAAAGTACATTGATAATGTTGCACAAAAAGTACATTGATAATTTGTGTATGTAGTACATTGATTATTATCAAGTACAGTGATAAGATATAGACAAGAAACAAGGACGGACGGCAAGCAAGCCGACAAGATCAGGCGGAGCGGATAAAAAACTACACTTCATTTGATTATAGGAAGTCTAAAACATAGCACACAAAGAGAAAGGAAAGGCAGACAATGAAAAAATATATTATATGGGATAACGGTCAAATAGTTGGAATCATGGAGCTTGACCCGGAAGAGGTAAAGATGTTGCAAAATGGCGGTTTAGAAGTTTACGAAACAAAACAGGCATAGAAAAAAGAAAGGTTAAAAGGTGAAAACATGAAATACTTTAACAAGGTTAAGAGCTACAAGGAATTGAAAGAGACTTACAGGGAGTTATTGAAGAAGAATCACCCGGACAACGGCGGCAATGTCGAAGTTATGCAGGAGATTAACACAGAATATGACGTTGCTTTTAGAATCTGGAAGAATCGCGCCGTTGATTTGACAGAAGAAGAGAAGAAAGAGACAGCACAAAGCACACGGAGACACTTCTATACGCAAAACGGATGGAGCGGATCAAGATACGACAGCAAGTTAACACTTAAAGAGATAGCCGTTATCGTTAGATCATATGTAAAAGAGAATTATCCGACTTGTAAGTTTAGCGTCCGCACTTCTTACGCTTCAATGTGTCAGGAGTTGCACGTTGAAATTAAAGAGTTTCCGGCGCAGATGTGGAAGACAGGCGCAGACCTCAAAAAAGAGGGTTTACGTTATCATGTGGTATGTGATAACGGTTACGAATATGACAGATACAAGGATGAAATCAACTCATTATGGCGCAGGATGTCAACAAATGGGTATTTTAACAAGGACAGTTGGACAGATGACGAATTGATCGCGGCATATGATGAAATGCTGACAAAGACATCAAATTATAATTTCTATGCGATACCAACAGACTACTTTAAAGCGGTGGTTGATGACGTGGACGCACTTGTTAATTCTTACAATTATGAGGATTGTGACGGGATGATCGATTATTTCGATGTAAACTTCTATTATTTCGGTTGCAAGACATCAGATTGTAAGCAGGTCGAGAAGACAGCACGAATCAAGAACAAGGAAAGCAGACCGACAACAACCAAGGAAGAAGAAAAGCCGGAGCAGATCGAGACAAGTGGCAAGGCTTACACGGTGGAAGAGTCCAAGCACACAAAGACAGGAGCAACAATATACCTCGTCAAGTGGTTGGAAACATTATCAAGAGAGGACTATATCACACTTAACAACAAGATAAGGAAGTTAGGCGGATATTATAGCAAGTTTACACACAGCTTCATTTTTTCAGAAGATCCGAGCGAACTACTCAAAGCGATTTAAGGGGGTGCAGGTATGATACAGACAAGACACGCAACAAACAATTTTAAAAACTTGATAGACTTTATCAGGGCAACAGACAAAGAAGAAGGTCACAAGCATTTCACCGCGTCCGGGTTTATGGATTTAGTTGTTGAAAACTTATACTTTAACGACTTTGCAGGGCACAAGGTGTATTCAATAAGTCACTACGGAGAACAGAACGGCGATTTGATGAGTGATCCAGACATGGAAATCGCAATAGACGAGGAACACGGCGCAATCATTCCGCGAACCTTCCGCAATGACTATATGGGAGTATATCAAGAAGTTTTCAGGGAGAAGGGCGGCAAGTTGTTCTATAATGAAAAGTTGTTAGTCGATTTAGATGTGTTTTTGTGGCAATGGTTGAAGAATATCAAAGCACAAGGATTCACAGCGGAGGAGGCGAGAGCATGAAATACTTTTACATTGTTTTAGGGATTGACACCAAAGGAACGGAAGAAGAGCCAAATAAGAGATATTATGCAGATGTTATGAAAGTAAGTTTGCAGGATAATATATATAGTCGTTTGGATCATGTGGGCGGCTTGCTCCATGCGAACATATGCGAGAGCAAGAAGAAAGCGGAAGAGATACGGGATCATTGGAACGAGCAATATAGAAAAAACAATACATACGCATTTTAACAGAACATCAGGAGCGGAAGAGCTACCCAAGGCGGCGGCTCTTCTTTTTTTGCACTCTTGACAAATTAAATAATAGTTTGGTAGAGGGGAGCAAAGGGAGGGAATAGACATGGCAGGAGCAACGGCAAATTATAACCCAGATGGAACACTTAACATTGAATACTATCGCACGGCAACACTTGACATTATAGAGCGCGAAGCGGAGAAGAGGGAACTAAACCCGAATAGAATACCAAACCAAGACATCATCGGAATACTAGGAGCTTGTTATAGGTCGTTATTTGAACCCGAACAGAGGGAGCGGAGAAGGGGGGCAATAGGGGCAGGATGCAACATAGAGTATACAACGGAAAATATCAGTGCATTATTTAACTTATACTTGAAGGTGTCGGAGACGTGCGGAACGATACCGAGTGCATACGGATTCGAGTGCTATACCGGGATTGATGACATTACGCTTGATAAATATGTAACCACAGCCCGCATGGTTACAACAAAAACGAGAAAAAACTACATTCAAAACAAGTTAGCTGATACTCCTATAGGCAACATCACGCTTGCAAATAATGATATAGATACGGGTCTTAACTACTCCAGACAAAACATGATCGCACACGAGACGGTTAAGAAGGCATTGGACTTTGCGGATATTGTGAAACTTGCACAAAAACAGACAGGACAAGAGACAGCCGGAGCAATAGAGACGATAGACGAATGACATATAAAAGCCTCGAAACCCTTGTAAATACGGCATTTGCGGACATAGAGAACATATGTTCATCTGTTCGCGAAAGATGACTTTCGCGCACTCTTTTAATTGTGTGCAAGTAATAATGCTATGTCGGAGTGCGGCGGCAGATGATCCCCTGGGGGTTTATGGGAGCATAGGCAGACGGGGCGGTTACCCCCGTAAATTTCTGAAAAATAAAAAGGAGAACTATGGATAACAGAGAAGAATACGAACGATTAAGGGCAGAATGGGAGAGAGACGGACTACTACGTACAATGGCAGAGAGGACGCTAGGGACAGTCTGCTATAACTGCGGAAGTACAGAGGGAATAGAGATGCACCATGTAGTACCGTTAAGGCTAGGTGGAACAAACAATCTGTCAAATATAGTTGTACTGTGTCATAGATGCCATTGTGCGGCACATTACGGCAGGCATATAAGAGACTATCAAAACAAGGATATTAAGGGTAGACCGCATAAAGTATCTGATGATGTGCTAGAAGCGGCATTTGACGATTATACAAAAGGTCGTATCGGCACAAGAGAGTGCAAGGAGATAATTCATATGGCGAAATCGTGCAAGATAGCGGATATGAGTTATTACAAGCGGTATCTCAAAGATCGAGGAATAAAGAGCGTCAAGAACAACATAGACATCATAATGAACAAGCGAGGACATATAAGACCGGGGGATATAGTCGGGGCGGTGGAGTATAAAGACGGAAGGATAGAAGTATTAACTTGCCAGAGGGAATACGCATAGTCGGGGTATACCCCAGTAAAATTAACGAAAACAAGGGAATTTTAGGGGCAAAAACGGCATAAAACGGGAATCGGGGTATACCCTTGTGGTTGACACGTTTAAGGGCGTTTTGGAAGAGAGGTACACGGAATATGCCAACGAAGAATACAAAAAACATCACATTAAGAGTTCCAGACAGGGTAGATTTCGGAGACGTAAATCTGCATAAGTTTGTGACGAGTTTGTATGACATGGTAAACATAGGTGCAATCGAGATCATAAACAATGAACTTGTGATGCCGGAAAGAGATTGCGAATCGTGCGACATAAAGAAAGCCTATGAGGAAATGAAAGACATAGCGCACGATAAGAATTTAAGCGTAAGGGATTTTCTGCGAATGGCAAGAAGAGGCTAAAATCTCAAAAAAATTTTTCGCTAACGCGAAGGAAAGGATGCAGGAAATGAGAAAAAAAGTGATTGCAGTGGCGGTATTATGTTCAATACTGCTTATTGGTTGTCAGTATGTAACAAGGGACTACGGTGGCACAACAACGATAAACCTAGAGCCAAATCAGAAACTTGAAGAAATCACATGGAAGGAAGATTCCCTATGGTATCTTACAAGACCTATGACCAAGGATGATGTAGCGGAGACCCATGTTTTCCGTGAATCAAGTAATTTTGGTGCGCTAGAGGGCAAGGTGATAATCGTAGAGAGTAAAGAATAACAAGTAATTTGGAGGGAGAGAGAATGAAAGTAACGATATGCGGAGTACCACATAGGGTTATCGAGTGTAAAGATGATTTTGATGCGGACATTCATTTTGGGCTGATAGATTACAAGGCTTGTGAAATAAAGATCAACGGAGATTTAACCTCTGAAATGAAAGATTCGACCTTGGTACATGAAATGATGCACGGAATTTTAATGCACTTGGGGTATGAGGAATTAGCGCAGGATGAAAAATTTGTCCGTGTGTTAGGTAATGAGATATATCGGAGTTTCAGCATAAGATTTGAGAGGGAATAAGATGTACGAAGATTCAAAGATACAGTTTGAGGAAAGATTCAAGGGACTAAAGAAGAAGCACGGTTTAACGAATGAGAAGATAGCGGAGAGTATGAATCTGTCTACACAAGTAGTAGCGAAGTGGAGAAATGAGAGGATGCCGAACGTGTATCAGTTGGTTGCGCTGTGTAAGATATTCGGAACAACGCTTGATTATCTGGTGGGGATAGATTGATGAAAGACGAGTGCAAAAAAGAGTGTTTTGCTAACTTAAACGGTCGGTGTATGGCATTGGCAGAGGCGATAGAGGATTGTCCGTTTCAGAGAACAGACATCACGATGGAGCGTCAGTGTAAGGATATAGCCAATTATAACTCACACAAGAAGTATGAAGAAGATTGAGGAAGTATTAGCACAATTAGATAGTGACTATGAATCAACGGGGATCCTCGATGAGAGGATTTTAGCCGGGTATGTCAACACAAGTTCGTATCTGATATTCAAGTTAGGGGAGTATCGGAGAGGGCGAAATGTAGCCAAAGAGACGAGGGATAAGATCACTGAAACTGTCAAAAAAGCCGGATTCTCTGATATATGGGCATTAGAGAAGATAACGCAAGATACCAAAAGTGAAATGTACCTAGTGACAGGGTTTTATCAGTGTTGTCTCTTGTTGTCATTTTGGGATTTAGAGTCTTTCATGTTCTATATGGAGCAGGACAGACCGCAGAGCAAGAGGTTTTATCTGCCAAGAATAAACCCATTAAACGTGGTAGTACACGATATAGAGGACTTGTTTAACCGAAAGATTAAGTTTTTGGGTGTATCAGAGCCACCGAGAACCGGGAAGAGTACCCTTTGTATATTTGCGCTTACTTGGTTAGGCATGAAGCGTCCTAACTCACATTCGGCAATGGGCGGTCATTCGGGGGTCTTAACAAAGGGGTTCTACAAGGAACTGATGAACTTGTTTGACAGTTCTGAATATAGGTTTACAGAAATATACAAATTTTGGCATGAAAAAGAGGATAAAGTCATTTCAGACAAGTCAGCCGAGGATTTCACAATCAATCTTGGCAAACCTGATAGATTTTCAACATTAACGTGCCGTTCAATAGATGCAACGTGGACGGGTGCGGTTGATGTTTCGTGGGATGGTGTTTTATACGTTGATGACTTGGTAAGAGACAGAGAACACTCGTTAAGCCCTACACGAATGGAGAACACTTGGCAAGAATATCTTAACAAAATGGTTGATAGAATGTCGGGTTTTGCACCTAACCCGGCGAAGTTAGACCTTGGATTTGATATTGACATAGAGTTTTTGTTTTCGGGTGCGGTTCAGCTTATGGTTGGTACATTGTGGAATGTCTATGATCCGTTATACAGACTTGAACAACTACACGCAGACGATCCTTTATACCGTTTCCGAAAAATCCCGGCATTGAATGACAATGACGAGTCAAACTTCAATTATCCCGTAAATGGATTTACCACATCTTATTACATTGAAATGCGTGAACGTCTTGACGAGCCTGAATGGATGGCAAAGTATCAGCAAGCACCATTTGTCCGTGAGGGTATTCTGATAAGCAAGAACGAGCTTAACTACTTCAATGGCGAGATAACCGAGACGATCAATCGTGTAATTGGCATACTCGATCCTGCGGTTGGTGGTGGCGATTATCTGTCAATGGTAATCATAGCCGAGTGTTCTAAGAAGAAATACATCATAGATTGGGTGTATTCCAAGGAAACGAAGGGTAAAACCATCCCAGAGTTAGCGGCAAAGATAATCTCACACGAAATATCAGAAGTACACTACGAGCGAAACGGCATAGGTAGGGTGTTTGACGATGAATTAACGCAAAAACTACACAGTTTAGGTTATTACAGATGCAAAATGACATCATTTGCCGCACCCGAAGGAATGAGCAAAGAGGAAAAGATCATAGGATATTCAGATTGGGTTAAATCTAGCCTATGGTTCATAGATGAATCTGCGAAGTCAACCACTTATACAAGGTCAGCCGAGTACAGTTTAGCGTTAAATCACGTCTTTATCTACACAACAGTGGGTAAAAACAAGTGGGATGATGCGATAGATAACTTGGCACAGACAGGGCGAGTGTATGAGCAAAAGAGAAATGGCACAGTAGACATCATATTAAATCCGTTTGGAGGGAACTATGTACGATGAATTAAGAGCGTTAAACAAGAAAATTCAGCACAAGCAGGAAAGAATAGACGAACTCCGGGCGGCTTTAACGTCAATGAGTTCTCCGTTGGGTGTAAGAGTGCAATCTTCAAGTGATGATAGGTTGTCAAGGTTAATGTGCAAGATCGTGACGGCAGAGAATGAACTTGATATCTTGATTGATAAGTTTGCCGACCTAAAACGGGAAGCACAGATTGAGATATGCAACCTACCTAACGAGGGGTGGCAAGATGTTTTATATGCTCACTACATCGAATTTAAGCCGTTTTACAAGATAGCCGAGGAAAAAGGCACAACAGAGGGTGCGATAAAACAAAAAAATAATCGTGCATTGAAGTATCTCAAAAAAAGTGGTTGACGTAACCCTAAAAGTTTGATATGGGTCAAAATGTAGAAATGTCAAAGGGCGGTTTATCCGTCCTTTTTTCATTGAGGTTGTTATGAAAGATTACATACGCAATAGTAGACCATTCAATCAGGTATGTCATAATTCCTTTGGCAGACAAGTGATTTACACGAACGAGAAGAAAATCACATCTGGAAACGTGGTTAAGGAACTGTCAAAGGCACTTTCTACCCACAGACAGAACGCAGAGGAAATAGACTACCTTTACAACTACTATTTAGGCAATCAGCCCGTATTATATAGACAAAAACAAGTTAGACCCGAAATCAACAACAAAGTCGTGCAGAACACGGCTTATTTTATTGTTGAAACCAAGACAGCCGACATAGCAAGTGAGCCGATTCAGTACGTTCTCCGTGGAACAGACGAAAAGAAGTCAGAGGAAATAGCAAACCTCAACAACATTATGGAGAATGAGGATAAGGCATATTCTGATATATGTTTGGCAAGGTGGAGGTCGATTTGTGGTACTTCTTATCGTTTCATATCGAACGATGACGGACGTTCAAGCCTCTTGGACGAGACAGAGTTCAGAATAGATGTATTAGACCCAAGAAATGTGTTTGTTGTATATTTCAACAACAATGTTCCGGCATTTTCGGTTCAGTTAACCAAGGATGAGAAGAACAAGAATCTTTACTACATCTACACAAGGGATCAGTGGTTTATTATCAGCGCAAACAAGATCATTGACAGTGGCACAAACGGATTCTTGGCTATCCCGGTTATTGAATATCCCAACAATGAGAACAGAATATCAGACATAGAGATAACCATATCCTTATCAGACGCGATAAATGAAATGGCTTCCGACAGACAGGACGGTATAGCACAGTTTGTTCAATCGTTCATTAAGTTTGTGAATTGCGAAATGGATGCGGATAAGTTTGCAGAATTACGGCAGACCGGGGCGTTTATCGTTAAGTCAAACAACGGAGAGAACAAAGCCGATGTTGATATTATGTCATCCGAGTTAAACCAAAGCGAAAGTCAAGTTGCTATTGATGACTTATTCAATAAATTGCTTGTCATTCAAGGCATAGCAAACAGAGAGGGTAACACCGGGGGCGATACAATGGGGGCTGTCAATCTCCGAAACGGATATATTGACAGTGAAAAGAGAGCCGAGTTGTCCGAACCGTCCTTCAAAAAGGCAGAGAAAGACTTTTTACGCATTGTCTTATACACAATGAGCGTAAGAAATCAGACATCACTCAAAATCTCGGATATAGAAATAAAAATCTCACGCTCAAAGATGGATAATATGCTCACAAAGGCAGAAACGCTCAAACTTCTGCTTGATTCTGGAATATATCCCGAACGTGCGCTTAAATCGGTTGGATTCTTTGCTGATCCTGAACAAGTGGCTATCGAGTCGAAAAAGAGATTTGACATTCTCTATCCGCAGGAAGTGAAAGAAGAGCCAAACAAGACAGTAGAGGTAGTCGATGAAGTTCGATGAACTGAATCAATTAAAACGTTTCTTTTCAACAATGGAAATATCCGAGAGTGAGAAGAAGAAACGGGCAGATTTCGCTTATCTACTGTACGATGCGATTTATTATGTGCTTTTATCTATCAAATTGGAGATAAAGGTTAAAGAAAAACAGGGCAAAATACCCACAGAGAGCCAAAATAAGACAGTTTCAGAACGTCAAGGTAAATCTGTAAGGGTAGATAATCAAAAGTCGGTAAATGAGCAAAATACGGATAAAAATACCCAAGATTCGATTCGTCAAACCGAGATTCAGAAGATTGTCGATTCGTATAGGCAAACGCTTAACAATCGTCTGATAGATGTATTCGGGGATAAACCATATGAGCCGGAATACGTTTCAAGATTATCAGATGAAATCATAGATACTACAACAAGACATCCAGACGATGACTATTATCTGTCAAAAGAAAGAGCCTTGTTAATAGGACAGAACGAGTCAAACACTACGTTTAACCATATCGACTATACCGAAGCCAAAGAAAGCGGCAAGCGGTATAAGGTGTGGTACGCAGAATTGGATGATAGAACTAGGGAAGATCACATAGAAGTTGACGGAACTAGGATACCTATTGATGAAATGTTTGACGTAGGGGGAGAACAATTAAGATATCCTCACGATTATCTTAATGGAAGTGCTAAAAACCTTGTTAATTGTCGATGCACTTGTAGGTATGAGTGGTAAACCTCCTTTTTATAAATCATCATTCAAAAGCGGTCTGTTGTGCAGGGGCAGACCGTGAGGAAATTAACGTCCTTCGGGGCGTTTTTTTAATACAAAAAGCAACCATGCGTAAATGGTAATCCAAGTGGAAGCAACCCACGATTAAAGCGTAGGAGAGAGGGAAAGAACATGAGTAGAAATGAAGTAAAAGAACTATTGATGTCTTGGGGAATAGAAGAACCCACAGACGAGCAGATTTCAGATTACCTTAATCGGATGCAGAAAGAGGTCAAGGCGGCAGAGGATAAGGCGGCAAGGTATAAAGCCGACTCTGACAGGGTTCGTGACCTTGAAAAGCAGATTGAGGAACTTAACACGGCGAGCATGACCGATTTGGAATTATCGAACAAGAAAGCCGAGGATGCAGAGAAGAAAGTAGCGGAACTGCAAGCAACCGTCACGCAGATGAAGTTGCTTAAATCTTTGGCAGACATCGGAATAACGGGAGATGAGGCTAACGGTCTGTTTGATGAAGGTGGCTCTTTGAACACAGAACAGCTCGGCAAGATCATCGAGAGCAGAGAAAAGGCGGCGGTTGCGACTTATCAGAAGCAGACGCTTGATTCTACCCCTGCCCCGGATGGAAAGAAGGGCGAAGATGAAGAAGAAGAGAAGCCTTACAAAGATATAGTTGATCGGGTTGCCGCTTCAAAGAAAGCAGAGACAGAGGCGGTCAACATAATTGATTCATACAAGTAGGAGGAAATAAAGATGAAGTATACACAGACATCTATTCTTGGTACTCCCGAAGTTCTGAAAAGGAAACTTGGCGGCGAGTATTTCAAAGAACTTGCGATTGATGCTAGTGCTTTCACTAACGGTGTACTTCCGGCAGGGTCAGCGGTAGCGGCAGACGGCAAGAAGTCAAGCGGCGATGGTTCAGACGTATTCGGTATCACTCTTAACGATTGTTACGAGGAAAACCCGAACGTATCTGTAATCGTTGCATTTGCGGTAATCAATGGCGCAAACAGCACAGCAACAACATCAGACAGGGCGGCTCTTTCCAACCTGTACTTTGAATAAGGAGGTACATTATGGGTAAATTCAATGACGTATTCGGTTCATCCGTAGTTGCGGCGGTTTACAACGAAGCCGCATCTAACAGAATACCTTATCTTGGAGAGGGTTTTTTCCCGGCAAAGCAGAAGAGCGGTCTTAACCTTAAATGGATCAAGACCTCAAAGGGTCTGCCTGTTTCACTTGCTCCCTCGGCTTTTGACGTAGTTGCACCCATCCGTTCAAGGCAGGGGCTTGAAGTCATCGACACAGAAATGGCTTACTTCAAGGAAGCAATGCTCGTTAAAGAGCAGGATATACAGGACTACGAGACAGCTGTTGAAGGATCACCGCTTGCAAAGGAAATCCTTGACCGCATCTTTGACGATGCTACAACGCTTGTTGATAGCGCAAGAGTTGTTCCTGAAAGAATGAGAATGTCTCTTCTTGCAAACGCAAACGGACATCCTTCAATCACAATCGCAGTTTCCGGCGGTGCTAACTACACCTATAACTACGATCCGAACAGCACATACAGCACAAACAACTTCAAGGATGTTAACACGAAGTGGACTGACCTTGATGATTCCGATCCGCTTACGGATGTATCGAATGCGCAGGATGCGGTAGAAGCCGCAACGGGTGTAAGACCTACAATCGCTCTTATGAGCAAGGCTACCATGAACCTTCTCAAACAGAACGAGAAGATCAAGAGCGCAATTCTGGCACAGAACGTAACCGCAAACATCTTCATGACAGATGCAAGGGTTAAGGAACTGTTCTCGAATGAACTCGGTCTTTCAATCATCGTCTACACGAAGATGTATAAGGACGAGACAGGCACAGCCAAGAAGTTCTATCCTGACGGAATGGTTACACTTCTTCCTGAAGGTGCACTCGGCAACACCTACTTTGGTGTAACACCTGAACAGCACAGATCAGATAAGCTCGATGTCACGATTGTTGACACGGGCATCGCGGTATCGGTTGACACGAAGTTTGACCCGGTACAGACAACCACAAAGGCATCCGAGATCGTTCTTCCTTCATTCGAGAGAATGGATGAGACATATATGCTCAAGGTTGCCGCAAACGTAGTGTACTGATAAAGGGGGTAGACCTATGATTTTTCCATTTGAAGTGAAAAAGAATGGTGTCTACTATCCGGCAGGAACGGAAGTTCCAACAGGCAGTAAGAAGGGGGCAGAAAAGCCCCTTTCTTCACAGCCGGGGAAAGTAGATACAAAACCTGAAATTCAGGAAGAATCCGTTAAGGATAAAGAGCGGAAGTATTCAGAAGAAGAACTTGACCTGCCTTATATGAAACTTAAAAGCCTTGCATCAAAAGAGGGATTCAAGGTTGATAAGTCGGCAAAGGCAGAAGAGATAAAGGAAATGTTGAGGTCATTATGACACTGACAGATTTAGGCGAAAAGGTATATACGAAAGCATTGACATACTTGAACGAGATCGAGGAAGAGCCTACGGGATTTCCTATGTCCATTGTTGATTTCGTAATTGAGTATGCGGTCAATGAGAGCCATTTCCCCGATAGTTTTACAGAAGATAGGATAGCAACAAGGTTAGACAGATGTTCAAATTCGTTGGCAATGGCTTGTGTGGAAGTCTACGGGAGAGCCGGATCAGAGGGCGAGAGAGCGCATAGTGAAAACTCAATCTCTAGGACATATGACGGTGCGTGGATTTCAACAAGATTGCATGACGTATTACCGAACTATGTAGGTATTATATAATGCGTTGTCTATTGAAAAACAAGCAGACCTTATATTATGCGCTACTTATAGGCACAGTTCCAGAGTATGAACTTGATTCCGAGGGAAACAAGGTTGTTGACTATGTGGACGAGGAAACGGGAGAGGTTTTCTACGTTGAAACGGGTGTGCAGACACCTATTTACAGTGAGCCTATCAAGTTTAAGGGCAACATAGCATTTGCCGGGGCAGACCTTTTAAGAGTCGAATACGGAATATCAGACGAGAATTACGAAGCCGTATTAGTGCTTAACAAAGATCAGATACCGCTTAAAGATACTTCCTTGATTTGGTATCAAACAGAGCCGAAAACAAAGGAAATAGACGGTGTTAAGTATGCCGATGACGCAACGGCAGATTATAAGGTATTGCGGTCTGTACCGTCACTGAACAATGACCGTTTCATTTTGGCAAAGGTTGTTAAATGAGAGTAAGCCTTGACACAAAAGAGTTAGATGCACTTGCGGATTATTTAGATAATTACGCAAAGACATTTGAGCAAAAAGTACAGACATTCCTTGAAAGACTAGCAGAAAAAGGTATTGAAGTCGCTTCCGTAAACGGGGGCGATTTTTCGTCTTACATAGTTTATTCAAAGAAAGTCGAAAGCGGAACAATGGTAAAGATGATCGCCAAGGATAGAGAAGAGATAACTAATTCTTGGTATGCAAGTTCAACGTCAAAGGAATTGCGGCAAGAAACTATATCTCCGTTGCTTATGGCTGAATTTGGGTCAGGTCATTACGCAATATCCGCAGAGGGCGAAGCATCGGGGCTAGGCGGTCAAGGCAAATTAAACAAGTACGGACACGCATTTGATTCAAATGGTTGGTATTGGTGGTCGGATGATGCGACTTCAATGGACGGAGAGCCACTGAACGAGAAAAACGGGCGGTGGAGATTCCATTCAAGAGGTACACATCCGAGTCAACCTTTACATAAAGCGGTTATGGCTTGCATTGAGCAGGTCGAGGGAATAGCGCGTGAGGTATTCGGATGAGTTCTATATGGATTGACGAA